GAAAATCAATTCCTAAATGCATTGGAAGAGGATAATAATAATATCGAATACGAAACACCGAATACAAACCAACAAACAATTATTGGTTATAGAAAAGACCCAATTAAAGAAAACTCTTCTGTTGGAAATTTTTTCACATTAAATCCAGTTGATGGATATAGTAAATATCAAATTGATTTTGATAATCTTCTTGATACAAATGCACTGGGTGTAACATATAAAGACAGCCAAGAACCTGTTGATATTTTAGCAAAGATATGGTTTCCACATGTAAACTTCGAAAAAATAAGTAAACAATATGATATGCCCGTAGCTAATTTAAAAAACAAGGCAATTGCTGAAAAAGCGATGAAGCACGGTTTCGATGGGGTAAAATACGGTGATAAAATAATTCAAGGATTAAAATAAAAATTAACAATTTTAATAAATTTTATAAAATGAGCACATACAAAATAACAAACATTACTAATTTTCTAGGTAAGCGTGATTACAAATATAATTCAAACTTAGATGTTGAATTTGTAGATAATATGATTAAAAAAATTGTAACCATAAAACCAAACGATAACGTGTATTTAACAATACCGACATTACCTTTATCGGTACATAGACTGAGGGTTAAAAATTTAATAACTGTTTCAGAAGTAGATGATGTTATATTAAGCGAAACATCAACCAAAGAAACACCAGTCAAAGAAACACCAAAACCAGAAAATGTACTTATCGATCAAGTGGAAATAAAAAAGATTGAGAAAAAGGTTATTGAAAAGAAAGAACCTGAAAAATAAGCTTTGATTAAGTTTATATATATGTAAGCCAACATTTCGTTGGCTTTTTTTATAATTATTTTTTAAAAATTCAAGATTTCTGTCTATTATACGTATTAATAATAAATTACATTATTTTATAATACTTTATAAGTAAGACATGGAAGGAAAAATTAGAATACTTTTTTACAATCTAGATGGTGCTGGGGTCAACTATTTTCGCACTCTCACACCCGCAATGGAACTAGAAAGAAATCATTCAGATGAATTTCACGTAGAAATCAATCCACAATTAGATTTTAATGACCCAAATATTGTTGAATATCTGAAAACATTTCATATAATACATTATCATCGTCAATTTTTAGATAATACAAAACAGATGTATAATTTAGCTGCTGAATTAAGAAAGTCTGGTACAATTTTAATTAACGATATTGATGACTATTGGGAATTGCATAAAGACCATCCATATTATATGGTGGGTAAAGAAAAAAAATTACAATTGCCTATAATTGAGAATCTAAAAATTGCTGATTATGTCACAACCACTACAGATATATTTGCCAATGAAATTCGTAAAATAACTGGTAGAGATAATGTTGGTGTATTTTATAACTCTATTGACCCAATTTGGATGAAACAATTTCAAAATAATTGGAAGCCAGACCCAGATGGAAGAGTTAGAATAACGTACATGGCTGGAAGTTCGCATAGGGGTGATGTAATACAGCTTGAAACTGTTATGAATGTAATATCAAGCGATTATGAATTAAAGGATAAATTTAAAGTGATTGTTGCTGGTTGGGATGCTGAGGGTAGTACAACTGACGTAACATTTAACGAAGAATTTGGTGAAGAATTAAAGAAAAAGGGATTGTGGACGCACGAGGTTTTGAAATCTATCAACAATTCAAAGGGTAATGTAGATATGATGCATACAAAAATACCAGATGCATTGAAAGAAAAGTATAGGGGAAATGTTTTTAGTGAAAAACAAAGAGATATTAAATCAGAGGAAAGTGTTTATCTTCTCTATGAGAATTTATTGACAAATAATCATAAGATGATTACTAACCCAGACTATATGCAATGGCTTTCGAATTATGAAAGAAACGTTCAATATGAAGACGAGGGTAATTTTGCCAGACGTTGGACGCAAAAAGCAAACGTATATGCTCAGGTTTTAGATGAAACCGATATCGTGATTGCGCCTTTGGCAGATAACTCGTTTAACAGAATGAAATCAAACTTGAAACAAGTTGAATGCTGGACAAGAAAATTACCAATTATTTGTTCAGACATTCCACCATATAATGTTCACGGTAGACATATGGAAAATTGTGTATTAATTCCATCAGAGAAAAATGCTCATAAATATTGGAAGAAATATTTGAAAAAACTTATTTTGGATGCTGATTTGAGAAAAAAACTTGGCGAACAATTATATGAGGATTTTAAAGAAGAATATAATTTAGCTAACGTTACAAAGAAACGTGCAGATTTTTATAGGGCAGCGGTTGCAAAAACATTAGAGATAGAATAATATAAAATTTAAAAATAAACATCATGTGGAAAATATTTAGTTTTTTAAAAAAGAAAAAAGTCCTTACCGTTAAAGAATTTGATAAATTAGTTGATGAAAAGGCAAAAGATATTCGAAAATATATTTTATCTAATTTAACAATTAGAGACGAGATTAATCTAAAGAGAGTTAATAATGTATTGGTTGGTCTTGATGTTGAAGATAAAAAAAGTGAAGAAATATTTTTAAAGGAATTTGAGAAAGTGTTTTATTTTTATCAAAAAAATCTATATGATAAATATCTTAAACTAGGTACTAAGAAAAAAAGGGTTGAACAGCCATATCGAACAAAACTTATTAAATATTTTAGTGAATGTAGCACAATAAAACTTATTCAATATTTTAGGGATGAAAAGATTGAAAGTCCATACTTAACATTTCAGAAATTTTTTGAGAAATACGGTATAAAGAAAAAAAAGAAATTTAGTTTTTATTACAATTTTATCACTAAAACAAAAATTAAACTAAGTTTGATTTATTATCAAATTTGGTTATATTTTCAAATTAGAAAAATCAAGAAGTTATTTCCTGACATGAAATTATCCAGCAAAACAGCGTTGGGTATATTAAAATCAGTTAAAGTAAATAAAAGGTTAATGGCTATTAAAACAACATAATGAAGAGATTCTTTCAGAAAAAAATTCTTTGGCTATATCTTTTTATCCATAGTTTTCTAATCAAGTTAGGTATTTCTATGGTTAATACTGATAATGAAATACTTAGGGCTGGCACTTTGGATATTCCAGAAAAGGATAAAAAAACCACAAGGAAATTACATAGAAGCAATTTACTTGAGAAATTTTATGCTGGACAGGAAGATACCAAATATACACGTGATTATTACGAGATTTTAAAAAAAGCGGACAAATTCGTTAGAACAGCAACCCCTCACAAGGTTGCTGTTACTGCTGATAAACATCGAATGAACTATGGAATGAAAGACCAGTATGGTAGAAGATATGAGCACTATGGTTTTTTCGATGATAAACACAAACATGCTGGTAAAACTATTGGTGAGGTAGTTGCTCTGGAATTTGAAGAAAGACGAACAAAAGATGATTCATATGAATTATTATACATTTTTGATAACAATCCAGTTGAGGTGGGATTTTCAAAAGCGTTTGATGTGTTAAAGAAAATTGAGGATAATGTAGAACCAGTAATTACCGAAGACCCGTTAATCGATGAATCAACCAACAATGAAGTTTTTGAGGTTTTAGATATATTAAGTAAATCAAAAACGTTTACATTTCCAATTAAGGCATCTCGTGATAATGAGGATATTGTAAATAAAATTGAACAATTAACCGAATATTTACACATCAAGAAAATTGGTTTTGAATATAGACAATTAGAGTTTTTTATACCGTTAAAATATAAAACTGAAGAAATTGAAGAAAATTCTCAAATTTTCCTTGATCTTACGAATTTTAATAGTATCTTTGTGAAAAATGAATACGGAGAATTAATGGGATTTGGTATTATCAAATTTAGTAAAAGAATAAAACATAACAATGCATATGAAGTATGGAAATTCGAAGGGATTGAAATGGAGAATGTGAGAGTATGTTAAAAATAAATAAATATAAAATTAATAAACATGGCAACGTCATTTTTGGACAACTTAAAAAACGCTGTTGATAACGGAGATTTCAACTCAGAAGCAGCGAGAAAACTTATTGAAATTGGTAATTTGGCAGACACTAAATTTGTTCCTAAAACCAACGAAGAACTTACCGAAAAATTAAACACCGTAAAGGAAAAATTGGTTGGTGATAATGCGGTTACTGTTACAGAGGAAGAAGCAGCAGCAATAAACGCTGAATATGAAGCATATATGGAAGACGTTAAAAAACGTGATGTTGTAAACGTACAACTAGCAACACTTGTTGAAATTGAGGACATGGTTAAGTTAAGTGTTGTTGATATGTTGACATTTATTGATGAACTTGAAGAAAAATTCGATTCGGAGTTAGATAAAGCAAATCCAATGTTTACTGACTTAATAACTAAGATTGAAGAAATAAAAAAGAACTATAAAGAATTTATAGAATATATCTCGAATTTTAAAAAATAACAATTAAAAACAAATTTCATGGCAAAGCTAGTAGAAGCATCTGAAGAAGTAGTAAAAATTTTTGATGTGGTTAGAGACGCAACAAGTATCAAAAGTTGGGTAGAATTCAAAGTCTTATGTAACAACAAACAAAAGAAAAGCGTTGTTAAAGCATTTAAATCAAATGAATTGGTTGAGACACTTAGTGATGGTGTTAATTTTGCAATTATCATCAACGAATCAATTTTTGATGAATTGCCAAAAGACTTACAAAAAATTGCGATAGAGGAATGTCTTGCAGGGGTTGCGGTATCTGAAACAGATACGGTATCTTATGAACAACCTGATATTAGTACTTATTCTGGAATATTGAATAAATACGGAAATCAACCAATTGTTTTACATGAATCTGTTAAAAGTTTATTTGATAAACAAAAACAAGAGGCAGATGAAGCAAAAGCATTGGCAAGCGGAAAACGAGGTAGAAAGCCAAAAAACATTTAGAAAATATATTAATTTTAATAGATTTTATAACACGATTAAAAATCCCGACTCAACAGGTCGGGATTTTTTTGTTTATGTATTTATATGAAAATCTTATATAATGACTTCATATAATATTACTTTTCCGCTTAGAGACGATGTTTCAACAAACACGTATTTTTTAATGACCAAAGTAACCAAAACTGCGTTTAGTTCAGACTTAATTGCTCTATTGTTAACACAAAAGGGAGAAAGATATTATGAACCAGATTATGGCACAAATTTGTTAAAATATATATTCGAACCAAATGATACTTTAACCGCTAATGATATTGAACAGGAAATAAAAAGAACAGTTTCATTATATATACCAGCACTAACAATCAATAATATTACATTCAATTGGAATCTTGATGATAATGGTCAACCAATTTCAGATACACAACTAAATGTAAACATTAAATTCACATATTCAGAAGATGCTTTTGCCGAAAGTGGAAGCATTGACTTAAACTTTTAATTAAAAATATAAAAACATGGCAGACACAACAACAAATGTAATTCGTTATGGATCAAGGACTTTTGGGGATATAAGAACTGATCTTATAACATTAATTAAACAAACTTATCCGCAGGTTTTGAGTGATTTCACCGATTCATCAATTGGTGCAATTTTAATTGACCTCAATGCTGGTGTTGCTAATAATTTAAGCATTAACACGGATCGTGTTTTTCAGGAGACCCAACTGGAATATGCCCAGCAACGAACATCCATATTAAATATTGCAAAGAATATGGGATTTAATATCCCAGCGAAAAGACCATCAGTTACAGTTGTTGATTTTACTGTTTTTATCCCAGTGCTGGGTGATAAGCCTGACGCTTCATATTACCCCGTTTTAAATGCTGGTGCACAGGTTGTTGGTGGTGGTAAAATATTTGAAACACAGAGTGTTATTGATTGGAACTCACCAATAAGTAATTTAGGTGATCCTAATCGTTCGATTATTCCTAATTTGGATTCAAATGGTATTGTGGTAAGTTATAGTGTTACTAAAAGAGAGGTTGTGATAAATGGTTCTTCCAGTATTTTTAAAAGAGTGATAACAGCCAATGATGTTGCTCCATTTTTTAGTTTAAATTTACCTGACTCAGATGTGATTGAAATTGATAGTATTATTTTAATGGAAGGAACAAATTCTATAACAAACCCAACTGATAGTAATTTTAATAATTCAGAAAATAAATATTATGAAGTAGATTATTTGGCACAACAAAGGGTTTTTATTGAAAATTATAATAGCTCATCTGCAAATACAAATGGTCTTAAGGTAGCACAGTGGATTGATGTAACTAAAAAATTTATTAAGGAATTTACATCCAATGGTTATTGTAAAATAACGTTTGGTTCTGGTGACCCAGATGCTGATGCGTTTAAAAATGGTTTACTTAAAGAAGGGGTTAATAATAGATTTTTTCTTGAGAATTTCTTAAATAATACTGCTTTGGGAGAAAAATTAAAATCAAATTACACACTTTTCGTGAAATATAGGACAGGTGGTGGTAGTAATTCAAATGTTGGCGCAGCTGTGCTAACACAACTTGGAAATTATAATATAATTTCAAATGGTTCTCGTCAAGATTTCAAACAGTCTGTTGAGAGAAGTTTAAAAGTATCTAATCCAATACCCGCCATTGGGGGAAATGATGGGTTGAGTGTTGAACAAATTAGATATTTAATTAAATATAATTTTTCTTCACAACAAAGAGATGTTAGTTTGACTGATTATTTACTGCAGATATATAAGATGCCCGGGCAGTTCGGTTCACCCTTTCGTGCAAATGCATTTAAAATCAACAACAAGGTTGTTATTTCAATACTTAACATCGGTTCTGATGGTACATTATCAAACACAAGTAATACACTATTAAAAAACAATATTACCGAATATTTAAGCGAATTTAGAATGGTAAATGATTATGTCGAGGTTAAGGATGGTAAGATATTTAATTTGGCATTCGATATAGATGTGTATGTCGAAAATATTGCAGATAATCAAATCGCAAATAGTATTATAACAATTGTAAGAGATTATTTCAACGTTAATAATTATGAAATGAATCAAGATGTTTTCTTGGGAAGATTGCAAAAACAAATTCTTAATGCAAATGGCGTAATAAACATCGTTGGAATTAAAGTTTATAATAGGGTTGGGGGAAATTATTCTAATAATACAATATCACAAGCAATTACTGATACAACTACTGGTGAAATTACAATCATAAATAATACAATATACTCTACAGAAGATTCGATGTTTGAAATCAAATATCCAGCTAAGGACATAAAAGTTTTGTTGCGTAAAAAAAATGTATAACATAAATTAATGGAAATAATCAAAAAATCAATATTACAGATAGTAACCACTGGAAAAACATCTGGTGGGGATACTGTTATTGTTCCAGATTTAACTAAAATTTATCACATGAAATTTGGACTAGTATCTGAAGATAAAGATATTGGTTTTTTTGATGCATATATAGCACCGATAACAACTACAAGTACCTCAACAACCACTTCAACCAGTACATCTACAACAAGCACAAGTACTTCAACATCAACCAGTACAAGTACTTCAACCAGTACATCTACATCAACCAGTACTTCAACTACTTCAACAAGCACAAGTACTTCAACATCAACCAGTACAAGTACATCAACAAGTACTTCAACCAGTACATCTACATCAACCAGTACTTCAACTACTTCAACAAGCACAACGACATTACCACCAATTGGTACAACGACAACAAGTACCTCTACAACAAGCACATCTACAAGTACGTCTACAAGTACTTCCACCAGTACCTCTACTAGTACTTCCACAAGTACCTCAACCACGCTATCACCATATGCTATCGTACATATTGAAGTGGTTAGTATGGGTCATGCGTTTCAAAATATACAAATAAATGGAATTTCACTTAACGTAACTCCTGATTATCCGATTGCTACAAGTAGATTAACATCAAAATTAGGGGTTCTTGGGGCAAACGTAATTGTAACCGCTGCAGGACCGTTAACAAATACTCCATATATTGAAATAATTGATACATCAGGTGTTATTCAGACATTACCTTTAACTATTAGTGGTCCTAATGATTATCCATTCTCTAATGTAAATTTTGCTGGCAACGGGAATGTATATATCAATATTAAGGATAGTATATCAACTTCAACAACTACAACAACTTCTACTAGCACATCAACCACAAGTACAAGTACTTCTACCAGCACATCAACCTCAACCTCAACTACAACAACTTCTACTAGCACATCAACCTCAACTACAACAACTTCTACTAGCACATCAACCACAAGTACAAGTACTTCTACCAGCACATCAACCTCAACCACAAGTACTTCTACTAGCACAAGTACTACGTTGCCGCCTGTGCCCGGGACTACAACCACATCAACTAGTACCAGTACAAGTACATCCACTAGCACAAGTACATCCACTAGTACAAGTACTTCAACAAGTACAAGTACTTCAACAAGTACAACATCCACTAGCACAAGTACCTCAACAACGACAACAGAACCGCCTGTATTGGCTACAATATTAACTGATAGTGTCACTAGCATTATAGATGTTAGTGCATATGTTAGTGTTACATTGTTTTCGGTTGGTAGTGGCACTATGTATAATTGGGGATTTTGGCGTTCCACCGATGGTATTACGTATGATGTGTATGTATCGTACTCAAGTTCGTCAACGCCACAAACAATTAACAACCTCAATACATTTATCCCAAATACTCATTATTGGGTGAAAGCATATTGTCAAACATCTGTTGGTGAATCATATGGTGCTGTTATTGATTTTTGGACATTACCCACAGCAACTACAACCAGTACTACAACCAGTACTACAACCAGTACGACAACTAGTACGACAACTAGTACGACAACGTTGCCACCACCACCAACTGTTTATTTTGGTTTAGATGCCGCAGGGAACTTGAATTTTGGTGACATTGGGAATGCTAGTGTAAAATTCACAATAACTGTTGAAGCATTTGCATCTCAAAGTTGGATTAACTGTGATTTCCCTCCACAATCAAATGCAAGTTTCACTTACACAATAGATGGAACTGGTACACCACAGAGCATAAGTAAATCTGTTTATGAAGCGTCTGCATCATCAAGTAATCCAGACCCGTCCACAAGTGATTCCGATACTATTTCAAGTGGTCTTGCTTATTATGGTAGTGCTACATCACAATCATCGTCATTTACTGTAAGTGGGGTGCAAACTACATATTGTGGAGACAGTGTAGGAAATGTAAAGATTACATTAAATATTATAAATATAAGTAATCCCGATGGAAACGTATTTACAGGGACAACATATGTTGAAATTATATGATAATGATTTATTGGTAAAATTATAATGTCAAATAAAAAACAAAAATGATAATAACGGGAACATCAACCAGCAGATTAAGTGAATTGCGTAAATATACTGTAACAGATGTATTTGCAAAAAAATATGTCACTGGCGGTACTATTAATAGTGATGGTATTGATTTATCAATTTCAAATCCATTGAATAAAATTATATATTATCTTGGGGGAATAAAATATGTTGATATAATGTCAGGAACTACTTCTGGAACAACATTAAATATATTTACGCCACAGGGTATTACAAGTGCTAATTTTATTAATGTGCCGTATTTTAAAAATCCAAATAAAGATAATATCATTAGCAATCCAAAAATTAATGATGATGTATTTATATCAAGACAACAATTATCGGCATTTGATAAAAATTACAGATTAGAATATATAAATAATTTAAGCGATTTGGAAACATATGCTGGCGGTAACTTCTTTAATATTGTAAATAATACATAAACAATTAAAATTTAAAACGTGTCGATATCTACATTCGGAATAACAAGACCCTCAGACGTTAATATCTCAGATATTGACATGTTCTATGATTATACTCCAAATAGGCAAACACCTGCAGGGGAAATTGTCAAAGTTACTAATAGCTCAGATTTTTTATCCACAACTACTTATGATGAAGGGATTGCTGGATATTCAGAAAATCTTTTAGAGGGATTATATGATTTAAAGTTACCCGCCTCAATTTTTAGTCAGCTTGGCATATATACAATTTATTTTAAGCCGAAATTAGTTCCTACAATAATTGTTGATTGTAGCGTATTATCTGCATTACCAACTGTTAAGGGAATTGTTATTGACATGAACTCAATACCATCAGAATTACAGGCAAATAACTCACTACAAGGGTATAGAATTGAATATGTTAATAGTGATGGAACTAAATTGAGAAATGTTGTTAGATATGTGGTTACTTCTAATAAGGTTTCTGTGGTTAGTGAAAATGTTGGAAATACAACACAAAAAGCACAAAGATATCGTTTTGACGATGCTGGCATATTAATATTTTTACAAGTAACTCCTAGTAGTGCTTCTGATGTTAAACCGAATGCTTTACCTTTTATTGGAAATATTGATCAAACAATATTAATGTCAAATACTTATTTTTCTCCATTGGTGGTTGAAGTTGAGATGGTTGAAAACACACTTGATACTTTGGCAAATTATGTTGCGGGCGAACAAATAAAAGATGTTCAAAACGGTATTTTAACATATTATGATGCTGATAGGGTAATAACAAAACAGTTTAATTTGTTTGAAATTAAAGATGATACTAGCAATGTACCTTTATATGAAGTAAAAGAAAAAAGAGCAACTATTGATGAAAGTGAAAATTTTGACACTGTTGTTGCAGGAATTTAATTAAAATTCAAATACATTCAAAAATCCCAACTTAAAAAATTGGGATTTTTGTTTTTACTGTATTTATAGTAAAATATAAAGTTCGTGGCAAAAGTAAAAGTTGTAAATAATAATCTCGACCAGAATTTAAATGGCAATAATTTTAATAATACTGCATCCGAAACAATATTTTCGTTTGGCAGCTTTGCGGTAACATCAAATTTTGATGGAAGAAAATATATTGATTATACAAATGTCCTAAGTTCATTTGTTCGTCCCGTTACTTTAGAAACTATGGGCGTTTCTGATACTCAGTCTAACATAATTTATCAATATGCGACAAATGCAGTTCTAAATCTAGATAAATCGGATTTGAACACATTTATTAGATTTGGTTCGGCATATGAATTTTTAAGAGTTTCAGTTGAGAGGATTATCACTTCGTACCCGGGCTCAATTTACATGAATTCACAATCATCTAGAGGTGGTAATGTAACATATTTTGATTACGCCTATGATTTAGTAACAAATACTTCATCGTTTAAAATCCCAACAGTTTGTATTGACAATACATTTGGATTGGTATATAATTATGGAAACGTTAGTTTGCCAAATGACAATGAATTAAAAAATATCAACATATCTTACGATAAATATGTTGTATGGACATCTCTTGCACCTGATAATAATACTTGTAATGTTATTGAATTTATTGGAAATACTTCGGGTCGCAATTACTTGACGTTAACTGTAATGGGAAACCCGTTCTCAATGATTAGTGGAACTACTTCATCACAGGTTGATTTTCATATAAAGCCAAATAATTTTGTTTTTGAAGAATTTAGGGCATTATTAAATGAATATGAAAAATATATTGTCTCAACCAGAGATGGAACTAAAGGATTTAAATTTACTTTTAAAGACCCCTCACTACTTGATGATGGGAGTATAATATATACGGATACTACGTTACTTTGGGTAACAAGTGATAGTTATAATATCGATATAAATTCACCAAGTTATCAAAGATTTTTAGAGATCATCTTGACTATTGGTGCTAAATATGATAAAATAAAAACAGACTTAATTGCAAGATTTTTAACCCCATCTTCATTGAAAGCATATGACCTCACCGAAGAGGGTAAAATGACTAAATTATTGAGAATTTATGGTAGAGAATTTGACCAATTAAGAGAATTCATAGACTCGTTGGTTTATATCAATAGAGTATCATACGATAAGGTAAATAATATTCCCGACCAATTAATTAAAAATATGTCAAATACTTTTGGTTGGGATTATTTTTCATTGGTTAATGAGGGGGAATTGGTTAATAGTTTTTTAACTATTGATGAAAATGAAAGAGATTTGAATACCAATTTACTCCCAGCAGAGATTGATATTGAGCTTTGGAGAAGAATATTAATGAATACTAGTTATTTTTGGAAAACTAAAGGTACTAGAGAAGCAATTAGGTCAATATTCCTTTTAATTGGTATTCCCGAACCTTTCATTAATATTACTGAATATGTATATACTGTTGATGGCAAAATTAACCCAAATACTGTTGGATTATCAATAAATGATTATCCATCAAAGTCACTGCCATATGATACCGAGGGTTATCCTTCAGCACCATTAGAAGTAAGCGATTTTTTCTTTCAACTATCTGGTGATACCGATGGTGGTCAGGCATATTTGGATGTATTCCGTATGGCTGGATTTGAGTTAAGAAGAACTATTGATAACAAGAAATCATGGTCACAAAGTGGTGCAACATATAGATATGATGATACAACACCACAATATTATCAAGAAGATAGTAAATTAGTTATAAACACAAAAGAAGTTGATGTTGCACTTGATACTGCACGTGGAATTGAATATGATGTATATGATTATATTAAAAAAGATTTTGCAATTAACTCAAGCGGATATACGTTACCATTTTCATATGTCAATATCTCTCTAAATTATGATGGTACTCAAGATACATTTACTTTACCTTATAATGTTGATAGAACACTGGGAGATTTCGAAGTTCGATTTAACGGTATTTTACTAAATGCCCCTAAAAGTGGAACAACTAGCGGAACAACCACTGGAATCACATATCAGTCGGATTACTCCATTAACTATAATACCAATACATTTACATTGATTGGTGGTACAGCAATTAATTCTGGCGGTAGAAGGGATGTTATTCAAGCAACATTTGTATATAGTGGTGGAACTCACTCAATTAGTGGAATTACAGTTGAATATGTTGTAACTAGAATTAAAGCTGATGTAACAGGAACGATAATTCCATTACCAAGTTATCCACGTGGCGATGTTCAAGTCACAATAAACGGTATTGCATTAACCAAAGGAACATCGCAATTTACTGCAGATTATATTGTTGATCCAAGTAATACGGTTGGTGGTATAAATAATAAGCTTATAATACAAAACCCAGAGGTAATTTCGTATTTACAGGGGAATTCCACAGTTCAAATCGCATATGTCGAAGTTGTTGGTAGTAATGATATTTCGGCTAGAAGTGAAGTTGTTAGAGTTGATAGTATTAACGCCAATAAAATATATTTCGACCAATCGGCAAATAAATTTGTTTATAGACTTAATTATAAGACAAATAGTGCAAGTGATATTAAAGTATTAGTGGATGGTATTGCTTTAGAGCCTAATAGGGATTACAGTGTTAATTCATTGAATCCATATGAAATATTCTTGCCAAGAGGTATTAGATTTGGTACAATTATTAGTGTATATTATCTTGTTGGTGGTAATGCAATATTTAAACCAGTTATTCATGATGTTTTTGGTGTTGGAGATATTAGTAAATTATCATTTCTTGAATTTATTGATTTAATTCAGAAAAAAATGATAAATGCTAGAAATAGAAAAACTATTAGTGATTTTAAGGGTGGTTGGTATCCCGCACTATTAAGGATATATGTCGAATATTTAAAAAGAAGTAATCTTCCAGATGGAGACCCTTTGAAATCCAATGGCTATACTTTCCATAATTTATATTCATTTTTAAGTAAGTATAATTCTTTCTTCCAAAGATTTGTAGATCAATTATTACCCGCAACAATTATTTTGAGAAGAGGTGGGTTATTAGTTAGAAACACTATTTTTAGTAAACAAAAATTCATGTATAGAAGAGGTGTTAATGTATATTCAGGTTCATCAACCACAATTGACAAAAGAGGTAACCCAATTGTTCAATATTATGGTACTGATGGTGCATTATTTATGATTGCTCAGACAATACCACTTCCACCACCGCCTCCACCTACATTATATGTGGAAACCAGTATTGGTTCACCATTTAATGGTTCATTGAATGGTAAATTTTATAGTGGTGGTAAGTTCATCCAAGGGTATAATGTTCTTACTGGATATGGTATTGAATATAAAAAATTAAGTGGTGGTGCTTGGACTAAAGTACCTCAATATGGTTCATTATCGGTTGATAATTTCTCAGAATCTGTAGACGGACTAACATTCGATACTGTGTATCAATATAGGGCATATGTCGTGTCTGGAATTTATGGTTATACTGGAAATACTTTGCAAATAACAATACCAGCCCCAGCAGCAACGCCATATATCAGTACATGTCAAGGTACGGCAAATGTATACGCAATTGATTATACTGGTGGTAAGAATATTGTTCGTTATGCAGATAGTCAATATTATGGTATGCAATATAGGGAATTGGGTCCTAGTACGTCTGATATTCAAATAAGCCCAACAACATTAACATTAGCATCAACGTCAAGTATTTCAGATATCAGCGTGATTGGTGAGGCAACTAACGTATATACAATATCAAAAGCACCTGCACTTACATGGATAATTAATTCTGCACCAGTTCCACCGTCACCAACAGGTACAATAAATGAAATTATTGTTGACACAAATAGTGGTGCTGCAAGGTCTGGTATTGTATGTTATATACCAACTATTGGTACAACAAAACAAGTTAGTATTAGTCAAGCATCTGGTTTACCAACATCTAATTATGTGAATATGTATTGTGAGTCTGGTGGCGATGATACACAACAATTATGTAAATTGGCTTGTGGTAGGGTGGATTCTGTTTCACCTGTTGGTGTTTTAGAGTGCTATTCTGTATATCTTAATTGGGGTGGTACTAATCCTGCGGCTGGTTTTCCTTTAATACATTGCTATGATGTTTACTGTAATGGTAATCCATTGTATTCATGTGTATATAGCTGTAAACAAGCTACCAGTTGTGCAGGTACGTGGGGACCGATTCTTGTCAAATATAATGATTGTCTGGGTGTAAGGGTTTATTCAGATGCACAAGTAATAACTGGATTGCCCAGTACTTCGTCAATTTCAATATCAAGTGTTGTGAATGGTGTTGGCAGTTTTGCAATAGGTACAACTCCAACATATTGCTTATCAAAGACTGCTCAAACCGATAGTTTAATTTTTTAAAATACTTATAATTAATAATAATAGAATATGTCAATACCTTGGATAACAACACCATTGCATACGGGAGCGATCCCTGCAGATAATTATACTTGCACGATTGCAAGTTTATTACCATCTACTCTATATGAATATCGTGCATATATGATTGTGGACGGTGTATCTTATTGTGGTGAAACATGTCAAATAACAACATTACCAGTTCCAACACATGTGCCAACGGTAACTACTGGTGTTGCATATGATATTACTGAGAATAGTATTGGAGTTTGTAATAGTTGTGTAACAGATAAGGGTAATCTTAATGCTAATGAATATGGTGTATTATATACGCAATCTGTTGCATATGCAACAGATTTACAGATGGTATATGGAAACCCAAACGTTAGTAAACAATCAATTAGTGCAGATATTGCAATAAATACAGGTTATTTTACTGGTAGTGGAAATTTATTGACGGGTCTTTTACCGAACGTTGAAACTTTTTACAGGGCATTTGTAAAAAATACTGTGGGAAGTGGATATGGGGAAATTAAATCACAACTAACCAACCCAAACATATTTGTATTTGATGCTGATTATATGGTATTAACTTATCAATTTACTGATGGTCGAGATTTGGATACTAGAACTAGAATAGTTACACCCGATGTGGGACAAAATACACAATCAACATATTTGGGGTGGGGTGTACTGCAAGGGTGGCCCTTAGTTGGTACACAGTATTTAAAGTGGGCTGGCGATAATACTGGAACTGGATTTGAATCGGTTTTAGTTGATTTAGTCCAATTTAGATTACAATATCCGTTTGCAACAGAAATTCTTGTGGATATGAGAGGATTTTGGTATAATACTGTTGGGTATCAACCAGTCAATGTTGCTGGGAAATTATATAAAGGTGGCGTAATGACACTCAATCCTTCAACTTACACATTTTCGAACGCTGGATATACTTCAACAGCTGACGTAAGTTCTGTTGGAAAACAAGTGACATTTGCAATAACAGGCGATGCAGCTAGAGCATCCTCTGGTGAAAGAATTGCAACGTTAACATATAATTTAATTACAAATCAGGGATTGTTTAATGAAGGCGACATAATAACGCCATCTGTTTAATTATGTGACTTAGTTGGAATTTTTTAATTTATTAGTATTTATGATTAAATTCTTGTAAAGTGGCATTTATTAATAAAAAAGACCCTGTTGTTTTAAATATAATGTTAACATCGAAAGGTAGAGAATTATTATCTACTGGAAACTTAACATTCAAATATTTTGCTGTTGGAGACAGTGAAGTTGATTATGGATTAATAAATAAAATTAATGAAATTGAATCACATCTCAATTATAATCCATATCCACTTGATTCAAGTATTTTAAGACCAGTTAATAAAAATCCAAATATAATTTCTTTCATTCCGAGAAATACAACGGGTAATTCAATTAATTCGATTAATTCAATATCTGGTAATCCATATAATTTAATATTAAGAGTACCATCAACGCCTTATGATATTGTTAATAAAACAACATCAATAGGATTTTTCACAAATAGTGGAACTACCTTTATTACCGATACTAATCATGTTAAACAACCAGATGCAATGGTTGTTGTAAGTGAAATTACTGGTGGAACAAATTTAAGTCTAAAAAAAGCACCGACATATGGTGCTAACATCAATGAACCTTTAATTGGTGATTATCTTTTGGTTAAATGGAGCATTTATACAAACACTACGGGATATACAATAAATAAAAATGTTCCAACACCATATTTGATGTATCAAATTATTGGTAAAACTGGTGCGTTGGGTAATAATAATCTGATTGTTACTGTTGACAGAAAATTACCAAACTTTAGTGGATATTATCCCACAGCCAAAGCTGGTGCAATGATTTATTATAATACCATTAATTATAGTGGTGGTACGGAGTTTAATGATACTATTGCTATATATAAAAATGAGAGTGTTTCATCATTTTTAAATAACACTGAATGTCCTACCATTATATTTCCATATTGGAATATGTCCATCATATATACCGAAGAAATTGCGGGTATTAAGACTGCAGATAGAAAGTTCGGTCAGTTTAATAGTAGAACATATGGTGGGTTTGTTTCGTATATTCAAAATCAAGCACCAATTTATAAAAAATTAGGGATAATACACTATACAAATAACTCCCCAGCAAATGTATATGCAGAAGAATTATATCTAAAAACCGCCAAACTAGAGATACCCAACATATTGTGGCATAAATCAAGCACTACCACAATGGGTGCAACTCTTGTTCCAATTGGTGTTGTTAAATTATTAACGGGTGAAACAAAATCTTTAAACTTAAAATATTATGATTTAGCTGACCTAGATGGTAACATTGTTGGGAAAGTACTTACAGAATTAAAAATGTTCTTAATCGAAGATCAGGAATTATTATTCGCAATGTCTTATAAATCAAATAGGTCTTGGTCGCTTCCAGATTATCTTGTTGGTAGTATTGGCGGTGCTGGTGCTGCTCCAACAACAACGAGTACGAGCACAACCACATCTACTAGTACCACAACGAGTACTAGTACCACAACAAGTACAAGTACCACAACAAGTACAAGTACCTCAACTAGTACTTCAACAAGCACAACGACATTACCACCAATTGGTACAACGACAACAAGTACCTCTACAACAAGTACCTCTACAACAAGTACATCTACAAGTACGTCTACAAGTACATCTACAAGTACAAGTACGTCTACAAGCACCACATTGCCATCACCCAATGTTTATTTACAAACAAGAATAAATGGTATCTCAATATCAAATACTAAAATAAATGGTAATCATTTAAACATAATTCCAGATTATCCAGTTACTTTTAGTAGTGGAGTAGTTAGCACGACTAGGGGAGAAGTATTTGGCTCAACCGTAACTGTATCTGTTTTAGGTGCTGGCGGTGTATTACCAGTTGTATCTGTATGGGATTCAGTTGGACATACAAATACACAACCATATACTATTGCTGGGGACTATTTAATTAATAATATCGATTTTGTAAATGGTGGTTATGTTAATGTTTTAATATATGATACCTCAGTGGCAACAACCACCAGTACATCAACAACCACATCTACCTCAACAAGTACTTCAACAAGTACAACAACAAGTACAAGTACAACAACAAGTACAAGTACAACAACAAGTACAAGTACCTCAACTTCAAGTACAACAACGAGTACAAGTACCTCAACATCAAGTACCTCAACAAGTACCTCAACAAGTACCTCAACTAGCACAAGTACTTCAACAAGTACCACTACCTCAACCAGCACAACTGCTGCACCACCTATTCCAGCAGTGGTTACAGCTGCATCATTTTATTCTGGAGAAAATAGTGCGGGAGTTTGTGGAACTGTAACATCAGAAGGAACTGGCTCTGTTGTTGCAAAGGGTATTGTTTATATTACTGCTGCTCAATATAGTTCTGGAATGCCACCAGAGGCTGGTACATCTGTATATGCTAGTGGTGGTGGATTAGGTTCATATTGTTTTTATGTCAACGGTTTATCTAATAATACTGGGTATGTGTACAAAGCAATTGTTATTGATAATTTAACTCATACTTATTATGCCGCTAATGTGGAAACATTTACAACATTAAGTGTAATAACCACCACCACCGAAGGACCGCCAGCACCACCAGTGGGTGCGCCCGGGGTGTCAACCACACAGCCAGTTCCAAATGAAATTGGTGCAACAACTGCAACTCTTGGTGGTTATGCATATGATAATGGTGGGTCGACAATTATTGCTAGAGGTATTTGCTATGCTACTGTTGCAAGCGGGATGCCACCAGAAGCGGGTGTGTATGTATCAGATGGTAACACTGGAACAGGTGTTATTGTTATAGATTTGACTGGGTTGATAACAAATACGGATTATGTATTCAAAGCTTATGCGCATAATTCGACTTTAACTGGTTATGGTGCTCAATATACATTTAGAACTGTGACACCAACCACTACAGCTCCTCCTGTTCCACCTGTTCGTACTTTTATATCTATTAGCGTAACTGGACAAGGATATGGTAATGCAAGAATTACTAAAGTAAGTATAGATGGTATTGATTATGTTTCACCAACCGATCCTTTGATTGCCGATATACCTTGGGCGTACATAGCTCCTAATTTATTTAGTAGAGGGGTGTCTTTTGACATTGACCCGTCTAATATTGGTACTAATAAAATATTAACAGTAAGTTGGGATTGTCCTAATTTAGATTATAACAATCATGTTAATAGTGTAACATGTAATGCTTCCTTATGGCATAATCCAGCAACATCGGGTAGTGGTAGTTGTCCTATAACAATAATCGCAGGGGGTGTGGTAACAGTAATTGCTAATTTAGATAATACCGTTTAGAATAATAAATGAATGGTGATTGTTCTAATATTGTCCAATATAAAAAATTGTTTTTAGTATTTATGATTAAATTCTTGTAAAGTGGCATTTATTGATAAAAAAGACCCCTTAGTTTTAAATGTGATGTTAACATCAAAAGGTAGAGAACAATTATCTACTGGAAATTTAACGTTCAAATATTTTGCTATTGGTGATAGTGAAATTGATTATAATTTCGTTAGAGATGTTAATATTAGTTTATTAACAAATGAAGCGGATATTGTAGCTAGTTCAAGCATTTTACAACCAACGGATAAACATCCTAAAATAATTTCTTTTGTTCCCAACATAATATCTGGCGACCCATATAATATAATACCAACAATTTCTTCAAAGTCATATGATGTTACCAATAAAGTAAATCCGCTTGGATTTTTTTCGGATGATGCAACAACTTTTATAGTTAATGCAGACCATGTTAAACAACCAGACGCAATGGTTTATGTTACGGGAGTTACTGGTGGTAGAACTTTAAAATTAAAAAAAACACCCGCATATGGCACAAGCGGTCAAGAGCCAGCTATTGGCGATTTACTTTTGGTTAAATGGGTGCATTATGGAAGTACAACTGGATATACTATAAATAAAAATAATCCAGCACCATATTTAACATACCAAATTGTCTCTAAAACTGGAACATTGGGTAACAATAATTTAGTGATCACCGTTGATAGAAATTTACCTAATTTCAGTGGAAATACATTGTATAATGGCATTGCTGGCGCAATGATTTACTATAATTTTTTAAATTATACTGGAAGTACAATATATAATGATTTGGCTACTGATTATATTAGTGAAAATGTATTGTTATTTAGTCAAAATAATGAATGTTCAGCCCCTTCGTTTCCTTTTTGGAATTTGTCAATTGTATATACCGAAGAAATTGCGGGCACTCAATATAGCGACAGAAAATTTACACAATTACCAAGCAGAACATATGCTGGATTTATATCATATATTCAACAGCAAATACCTGTTTATAGTAAATTGGGTATCGTTCACTATAGTAATGAAGCACCAACAAATACATATGGTGATGAGTTATTATTAAAAACATCTAAATTAGAAATACCTTGGATTATGTGGCATAAATCAAATACCACAACAATGGGTATTACTCTTGTACCAACGGGTAATACCAAAACATTAAGTGGTATCACAAAATCTCTTAATACTAAATATTATGATTTGGCAGATGCTAGCGGTAATATTGTGGGTAAGGTGTTTACAGAATTGAAGATATTTTTAATTGAAGACCAAGAACTGTTATTTGCAATGTCATATAAATCAAATAGGTCTTGGACACTTCCAGATTATATTGTTAATGGTATTGGCGTTGTACCGATAATAGGTACAACCACAACAACTAGTACCAGTACAACTAGTACCAGTACAACTAGTACCAGTACAACTAGTACCAGTACAACTAGTACCAGTACATCTACATCAACGAGTACATCAACATCAACGAGTACTAGTTCAACGAGTACGTCTACATCAACGAGTACATCAACAAGTACCAGTACATCAACTAGTAGCACTTCAACAAGTAGCACTTCAACAAGTACGTCTACATCAACGAGTACTAGTACAACGAGTACGTCTACATCAACCAGTACATCTACATCAACGAGTACTTCAACAACGACATTACCTAGTTGTGTTTATAATGGGGGAACAATTGTTATTGATTTAAGTACAACCACTTCAACTACATCAACAAGTACAAGTACATCAACTAGTACTAGCACTTCTACAAGCACAAGTACAAGTACATCGACTAGTACTAGTACATCTACAACTGCTCCTCCCATTGTTGATGTATATGGTAGATTATATAACTATTTTGCCATATCTGGTACTGGGGTTAATAGTATTGCCAATACTGGCTGGCATGTACCAACATATAATGAGTTTAGAGACCTTGTAACTTATCTTGGTGGAGATGCGATAGCTGGTGGAGCACTAAAAGAAACTGGTACGGTTCATTGGTTAACTCCTAATGCGGGGGCAACAAATAGTAGTGGATTTCTAGGGCTTCCTGCTGGTTATAGACAACCCGATGGAGTATTTGGAAACACTAGGCTGACCTTATATTTATGGTCAAGTGATACATTATTCTTTGGGGGTAATTATACAAACGGTATTGCATTAAATCGAATCACTACCAGTGCTGATGTTTATAGTATGAATTATCCAGCAACTAAGAATATAGAAGGTCATTCGGTAAGACTTATTAAAGATGATTCAAGCTGGACTATAGGCGATAAATATACTGGAAATGATGGACAAACATACGATACAGTAAAAATTGGAACACAGGTATGGATGTTGTCTAATTCAAAAGAAACACTATATAGAGACGGAAGTCCTATCCCAGAAGTAATGAACGCTAGTGCTTGGAGTATTCTTTCAACAGGTGCTCGTTGTTATTATCTATAAGATTAAGTGTCAAAATGTTTGATATTACAATAATTAGAATATCGAGCGATAGGTTAAATGGATTATGTAAATATAAATAATAGAATAAAATGAATGTAATTATAAGTATAAATGCTGGGTTAGGGGGGGGATTGGGACCTAATTTTACTCTTACTGCAAATGTGGGAAGTGTAGTACCTCCAACTGCAACATTAACAGAATTGTTAGCAGGAAAAACTGTGACTGTTGATCCTACAATAGATAATGTTACAATTACATCTGTAGGTGCATGTACATCATCATTAATATTATATCTTTACGGAACAACCACCACCACCAGTACATCAACCAGTACAACTAGTACCAGTACAACTAGTACCAGTACCTCAACATCAACGAGTACCTCAACTAGTACCAGTACAACTAGTACAAGTACCTCAACATCAACGAGTACCTCAACTAGTACAAGTACCTCAACATCAACGAGTACATCAACCAGTACTAGTACATCAACATCAACGAGTACATCTACAAGTACATCAACATCAACAAGTACAAGCACTTCTACATCAACTAGTACAAGTACATCAACAAGTACGTCTACAAGCACAAGTACATCTACGTCAACTTCAACATCAACAAGTACTTCTACATCAACCAGCACGAGCACAAGTACATCCACTAGTACATCCACATCCACGAGTACTTCTACAACTACAACCACAACAAGTACTTCTACAACTGCTCCTCCTATTGTAGAAGATTATGGTTATTTATATAATTGGAGAGCAGCAATTGGAGATACAACAGGAGATGATGCTCCAGACTCACCAATGGCTCCAACTGGATATAGTTTACCAACAAAGGAACAATTTGATACTTTGGCTCAAGAGTTAGATAATGCTATTACTATAGACGGAAGTGGATACTTATCGACACCTAATACAGCAGGAAGTGCGGTTAAAACAATAGGAACTACTTATTGGAATGCTCCTAATGCTGATGCTACTAATAGTTCAGGATTTTCTGCAAGAGGTTCTGGATTTAGATTAGTTAATGGTACTCCTACTTCATTTAAGACTATTGGAGAATATTGGACGAACAATATTATTTACTGGTATTATGGTGTGGCTAGTTTTCTTACAAGTATAGTTAATGCTCAAGGTTATGTTAATTATGGCATTTCTATACGATTTATTAAAGATGACCCTAATACATGGAATCCTGGAGATACTGTAACAGACTTTGATAGTAATATTTATCAGACAGTGAAAATTGGTAATCAGGTATGGGTTGCTTCCAACTGGAAATGTACGCATTATAATGATGGTACAATCGTACCTATGCTTCAGGATAATACTGACTGGCAAAATGCTACTGCTGGTGCAATGTGTTATTATGTTATTCCTTAATTTATAAAATATAAGAATATGAGTTGTTCAAATTGCTTTAACGGATGTGCTGAGATAGTCTCAGACAGATGTGTTAGATATACAGGGATTAATATTCCTTCCTTAGGAATTACTACAGGAGATTCTCTTTCTAACATTGAGGAATCTCTTTCTACATTCCTTATGAGTGCATTGGATGGAACAGGAATACATCCTGTAATTGATCCAGACATAATTTGCAACTTAGTTGGAGGATATTTACCAGTTTGTGGAAATCTCACAATTGTAGATTTCGTAACTGCTCTAATTAAAGCTAGTTGTGATCTACAGGAACAAGTTATTAATCTTGGCGAAGCAATTGCCACAATCGAAGCAGATTATAATATTGATTGTTTAGCAGCAGTCGATGCTTCCTCAGGAACTCATGATGTTCTTCAGGCAGTAATTGTAAAACTTTGTGCCACAAGTGTAACTTTAGCAGCTTTAAAATTAGCATTCGATAATCAATTCGTTTATCCTAATGCTGAGTTGAACGCTTACCTTGCCACTTATTTATCTTTACATGGAACTACCAGCACACTGGTATCAGAT